GGGAAGATCTGCTCCAGGCGGTCTGGCCAGACAGTCTGTTCGAACTTCTCGTTTCCGATGAAGCCGTCAGCTGTTGCACCAGGACCATGCCCGACTGGAAGCTCGAAGCCGTTGATTTGGGCTTCGAGCCGCTCCAATTGGCGACCAAAAAGGTACGAAAAGGCCCTCCTCAGGTGAGGAGAGGCCTCAACGTCCTCCAATGATTCGTCAATCTCGACAAACTTCCGCAACTGTGCGGTGACACCCTTCTCAGGGCAAACCTCGAAGATCTTCTTAAAAAACAGGGAGATCTGGCGAAGCGCCTTGATGCAGGAGACATCCGCGTCAGTACGGACGTAAGAACCATCGAACACTCTGCCAAAGAACCCCCGAAGGAATTCTGGGTGACTGCGACCTCTCACGGTTTTGAAGTGTGGGAAGTCAGAGGGCAGAACATGACCTCGCTCCAAGGCTCTCTCGAGCCCCTCGGCGATTTCAGGAAGGGTGATCGTCAGAAACGAGTCGCCCTCATGTTCGATGCGATGGGACAGTTCAAGAAGGTCCCGTCTTACGGATACGCCGCATTGCTGGCCACAGTCCGTGACCAGCGCTTGGATCAAAATCTTCGAGCTTTTCATACCAACCTCTCACTACGAGGGTGCGGTATCTCGAGCCTCTCAGAAAAGGATCCCCAAAGCGAACACGATTGCCAACAGCACAACCCCAAACCCCATCGAGCCGATCAGGCCGAGAAGGTAGAGGAAGTACTTAGGCGTTGTGTCCAGCTCGATCGCACGCTGGGGCCCTTCGCCCATCATGCCTCCCCCACGAGAACTCGTGGGTACGAAGCAGAGGCAGCGAAGGCCCCAAGTGCCTTGGCCAGGTCCGAAAGTTCGGTTGCCGTCCACGTCCCGTTGTCGGGACGTCGGCAGACGAGCCACACGGAAGCCACCGAGATCCTGCTCACGTTCGTGAGCGGGTCGACGATAGGCTTCTTGTGGTCGATCCTGACCATGGTAGAAGCTCCGGTCTTCGCGTTGAACGTTGAAGAGATCGTCATCTCCACCTGTCCGGTGGAACTGATGAACGATCCCTTGTTCTTCGCGAGGTCCGTGCGTGCCAGCGACACGGCGTCACCCGAGAGGGTGATCGCCTGGGGGTCTGAGAGAGCCATGAGATCTGGTCCTATTCTGTTGTTATTCAGATGTTCGCTCGGGATAACCCGAGCGAGGCGAGGATCGCCAGCTGCGTTGCCGAGAGGTCGGTGGATTTTACACCAAAGCCCCAAGGACTTGCGCGGTCGCGCTGCTTCGTGGACATCCTCAGCGTTGCTGAGTAAGGCCCATGCGTAGCAGTGTGCGTCACCTCGGAATGGCACATGATGTACGCTCGCTGGATGCGAACGTTATTCCGTGCCATCACTGAAAGGTTCTGCAAAACTGGTTCGACTGGCAGAAGCCAGCTTACCAGCCAGGACCACGGGATCAGATTCCAGATAGTTTGCGCGTCGAGGTTCAGTCCTAGGACATACCTCATCTGCGCGAACCGATCAGAAATCTCAGGGAGAGTCGGCAGATCGTACATGTACGCTGCCGAGAACCAGGTCGTAGTCGTCCGGGTAACCGAATGACTACAAACGCCCTGGACATTATGCCTAGGGGCAGCTGAACCGCTGCCGAAGATATAGGTGTAATGTTGCCAGCTCTCATCCGCCACTACTGTCTTGGGCGCGAGCCCTCGACGGATCAAACGTCCATTGTTGCGAACGAGCTCTTTCATCTTAGCCTCCAACTGAGGAAGCGTCAGAGCCAGAGCCTGCAAATCCGAAAGGAGAGGCAGGTACCCGAACGTGAAGTTCAGGAACTCGTCAGCAGCATGCTTCGCGGTGAAGCCCTTACGAAGGTTAGCGCCCAGTTTCCTGGGCAGGCCCTCTCGGAGCAACTCCGCGACCGATACCGATAGGTTCATAGTCGGTACCGTAGGCATGGTACGTGCGATCATGCTACCCCCCAGCGTCCACAGTTCGTCAAACTCCATGCCCAAGGGCATGGCGCCGACGTCAAGTGGGTGCTGGAACAGTTGCCACGTGTTAAAACACGGGAACGGCGACCCGTAGTTGGTTTCGAAGCCAACTTCACGGCCCCTCCAGTCATAGGCTACCGAGTGGTAGACCTTGTACTCCGGAGGGATGTACTCTAGACGGTTGGATACGAACGGTCCACCAAAGTCGAAAGACCTAAGGTAGGCGTTCCCAACCGGATCAGCACGGAGAGCCCGACGACTCCACCCCCAATTCGAGTAGGCACCATCCACAGTTATGTGGGCGGAGCCTTCCACGTAGGGAGTGAGGTTGTCCCAGGTCCATCCGTACTCTGATTTGCCCGTGATTCTGATATTCTTCCTAACCAGGAAGCTGTCAGTCCGCGTGCGAGACCAGCTTGAGTACTTATCGGGTAGCAACATAGTGGGATCCAAAAATGTAGCGTATC